TCAGTTAATAACTTTACTTATGGGATTAAACCTAACCGCATCTTCCAAATAATCTGGCGCAAAGTGCGCATAAGCCATTGTTTGTAGAATACTTGAATGCCCCAAAATCCGCTGTAACGCCAGAATATTGCCGCCATTCATCATGAAGTGACTGGCAAAGGTATGGCGCAGAACGTGAACGGCCTGCCCTGCCGGCAAGCCAGGGGCAACCTCTTTGATGCACGTTCTCACATACGAATAATTGAGTTCGGCGAATATTGGCCCAGCCTTGATCCCAGAAGTGATTTCTTTGCAGAGTTCGGTTGAGATCGGGACAGTTCTGTTTTTGCTGTTCTTGGTGTTGAGGTAAGTCACCTTATTGCCGATCACCTCTTCCCGACGAAGCTTGACCACCTCACCCCAGCGTGCCCCTGTTGCCAGGCACAACTTAACCGCCTTCAGATGATCACCTCCCAGCCGGTCGAGCAACTGCCAGATTTCGTCATGAGTTAAAAAACCCATTTCCTGATCCGGCAGCTTAATTTTTTTCATCTCTTTGAGCGGATGCTCACCGTGATAAAGTCCCAAATCGATGAGAACGGAATACACACCGCCAAGCTTCTCCTGATCGAGATTGACGGTTTTTGCCTTTCTGCCTTCGGCGAGACGGAGTACACGATAATCAGAAAAGAAAGATCGAGTGATCTGGCAAGCTTTGGGGTTACCCATTTTGGTCGCCATCACCTGCAATTTATGCTCAATCTTCACGCCATCTTTTAAGTTCTGACCGTGATGCTTAAACCAAAGGTCTATCAATTCCGTTAAGGGCCGCTGATCGGCGGGTTTATCGACCCAATCCTTATTGTTCTGTGTCGCGATAACCCAGCGCTCAAACTGCTGCGCTTCTGACTTGGTTTTAAATTTCTTTCGAACACGCTTGCCCGTCCGACCCTGAGGGCGCACGTCCACCATGTAACCTTCTGCACCAAGAGATTTAATGCTCATGATTTCAGTCGCCAATCTCCAACCGTTTAATTTCATGAAGTATTTTAAATAGTTGTTCTTGATTGGGAGCTTCAATCTCTTTAACCGGGCCGCCATCATTGAAAACTACTCTAACTTTTCTATTACTGCTTATATATGCAGCAAGCACAACAGATAAAAAAGATAATGCAGCGACTGTCACTGTAGTAACGTTGACCCATTCTGATCCATTAGGCGAGAAACACCTTGGCCCTCTTTTCATCTCAAGCTGTGCATCATGGAGTTCTTGGCCTAGTCGGTCTATAATCCGACCAGACGCCACAATCTGGAGATTAACTATGTTGTTACTGGTCATGCGTGGTAAAAGTCCTTTAAGTAAGTTGTCGATTTTTGCCACTCTGCTAAAAGCAGCAATTTCGGTATTATTCACTCAGAATATTTCCGCCCACCTTCTTTACGACAAAGATTCAGAGCTAATCGATTTAGGTCAAATTTCAAACGCTCTAACGGGCCAGAAAACTTAATATTCATCCCAAAGACTCCGTTCATAACAAATCCCACCTTTACCCCACAAATTCTTTATACGCGAAGCGATTAACCAGCCTTCTGGCCTTTTCGGAGGCTGGATGTACTTTCGTGCCCATCAGGGGAGAGAACAGGCGAAATCTGACCAATTTCTGGCGCGACATCCCCTGTCATTAGCCACAATGTATATTTTTTAAACTGCGGGTGGTTAACCACCTTATCTAAGATCGCTGCCCCGACCCCTTTTTGTCCCGTTTCATAGTTCTTAATGGTTCCTAATCCAATACCAGCAGCAAGCGCAAAATCACTTTGCGTCATGCCTTCTGATTTCCGTATCGCTTTGAGTTTTTCACCATGATCAATTGACAAGGTCACCATTTGGAGACTATCCTTCACTTCAAGGTCACCCAAGGGAGACCTAAATAACGTTAACATGCGTGATCTTAAAGGGTATCACTATGAACAAAAACCGACAAAAAAAGGTGATTGGGGTAAGGGAAAACCAACTGCCGGCTGATTATCCATTTGGTGACCTGTTGGAAGAGTCGATCTCTGACTACGCCCTGCGCATCGGGAAGAACAAACAAACCATTCGTACACAGGCCGATACCGGTGCCCTGCCGATTTTGCAAGTGCGCCCTGGTGCAAAACGTCGCGTCAATCTTTACGCCATCTATCTGAACGCTAAGCGCCACGCTGAGAAATTTGTTGAACAGATGAGTTGAGGCAAAAAATGCGACCAAGCGAACATACCATCACCAAAATTAGTCGTAATTCATCACGCTATCGCGGTTTTGTTATTACTCGCCGTCCACGTACTGTTGTGACGCTTTGTGTCAGGTATGAAATCAGCCAGGGTGATCAGTCTTATGGCTTGTTCGATGCGCAGGCGCAGGCAACCGACTACATCGATCAACTTTATGCACAACAGCAGGTGGCGGCATGAAACAGGCATACATGACTTTAGTTGACGATCTGCTGACGCAGTACCACGCCAAGGCCCAAAACATCAATGCAGCCAGCGCTATCGCTCCAGCAGTGCGGGCTGTTTCACTAAACGACCACGCTTTCCGTTTAAGCGTTGGCCTCACTGGCTTGCTGAGCACGGCAGAAGCCGCAGGCGACGGCGTGGCCGCTGAGGTGATCGATGCTTTGATGTTGCGTTGCAATAACGGTGATATCCCTGTGCCACGTGATATGCAGTGTTTCGCCTGATGGCCGGGTTGCCCGGCCCTATCTGAGAGCGCATCCCTTCCATTAACGTGTGGGCGATTGGCGTCGTGGGGTGTGCTCCCAGATAGGTACAACGAAGGGGAAAAACATGGGAACCAACAATATGATTTCAGCCAATGGTAAAGTTATTTTTATTGCGGAGGAAAAGACCAAACGCCCATTTATCTACAGAGGGAACCTAAACGATGTCGAATTGCGGGCATGGCTGCGGAGCGTGGAATATGCTCTAGAGCTGAAAAACTCCTCAACAAACTATGTCGAGGAGTTAAATCTAGAAATCAAACGAATGAAAACAAGGGAAGCTGAAAGAAACGAATTTATTTCAGCAAGCGTCTATCCCACAGATCCGGATCCCATTCATCGTCATGATAGCCCGGATACTTTAAAACAAAATTCCATGAATGATACTCATGAAAGTTGAAATTACCTTTTTTTAGTTGACTCATGATTTCATCAGAAACCTTTAGTTCTCTCAATTCACCAGAGAGCATAATTAAGGCATCTGAAAGAGTGGCGTTTTTAGCCTCGCCAAGTGGTATTTTTTTATTGTTCACTAGGTAAGAAATAAGTGCATTTTTACCTTTTAGGATAAGCCGATGGGGATCATTTTCCTGTTTATATTCAAACAGGATAAAATCAAGTTTGAATATAATAAGAGCACGCTCACTCAAATAGTTTTCCTTATCCGAGTGCAAGCTTACTCCATCATCGTCAATTTCTAGTGTTTTAAGTACGTTTTTGTATGTATTAGTGAACAAGCCGAAGTAATTAGTAAGAGAGACTTCCATCACAGTTCCTTCTTGTGGGTGGTTGATCGCTATACCCGTGTTCCTGGCAGAACGTGGCGGGCATGACGAAGATACCACAACGCGGCCGGGCGCGTAATCCCGGAGCATTAAGGGCAATCGCATCAGTCCGGTCGCGCCCTAATAAATAAATGGGCTGCAATAGAGCGGATAGATTGACCTAACCATGAGCCGGCATGGATAAAACCGGCACATATTCCAGTGCGCACTAATAATTGCTTATTGAAATATATAACCACTCGAAATAACAAATGCTGCCTTCTGGTGGCGGGTTTCCCACATCCTGAATTCAGGGGGTTTTATGAACGATGTTGCGTTAATGGAATTACTAACAGAAGCCCGCCGTGCCTCGCGGCTACAACTGTTGGAGTTGTTGAGCACTCGGATTGAACGTTTGGAAGCCGACAATGCTTCCCGCGATCAAATTCTTTCCATGCTGAAAAGCTGGATAAGCGCCCGTCAAAATGTTGGAGCCAGTAAATCTCAGGGGGTTGCACTGTGATAACTCTTGCTGGCACTCCTGCCAAACCTGACGTCTACCGCAAAGCCATTTCTTTATTAGCTCAGTTTCGCCGAGGCCATCGCGTGTTTCGCCGTATTAAGCCACACGGCTACCTGAAAATAGATATCGGTTATCGCTGGCGCTTGCTGAGTAAAAACGGCGGTAAGGATTGGCGGTTAATGACTCACGAAACTTACAACGTGGAGTATCGAAAATGACGGGTTTAGGCCTGGCCATAACCATCGCCAGCATCTGGGCTGTTATCGCCTTTGGTCTGGTTGGCTTATTTATCTATCGCTATTGCAAGTTCTGCTGGGAGTTTAACCGCCAGTGTTTGCAGCCCGAAGAACGTAATTACGACTAAGGATGCCGGATGGCTGATCAAATCGACATGGCGCAGGAACGGCATCAGCTAATTCTTGACGCTCAAATCAAAAACGCTCGTTCACAGCCTTGCGGACCTTCGGCACTTCACTGCGAAGAATGTGGCTCATCTATTCCTGAACCTCGCAGACGCCTAATTCATGGCGTCACTACCTGCGTACACTGCCAAGCAATACGTGAAGCTAAATCACGACACCTTAAAAGTGGCTCATTATGACTACTCGCCACGCCCTGAAATGGCCTGGCAGAAAAGCCAGCATCATCGACACACTGCGCCAACACTTGCCGGCAGGTAAACGCTTGGTTGAATCGTTCGTCGGTTCGGGCGCGGTGTTTCTCAATACCGATTACGATAGCGCCAATGCCGCTTGTCGTACTCTTGCCAGTGAAATCATCGCGACTATGGAGGCATCAACATGCAGCTAAAAGCGAGTGATTTATTTGCCGGTCTGGGCGGATCGTCAACTGGCGCAGAAATGGCAGGTGTCGAAGTGGTTTGGGCTGGCAATCACTGGCCTGCTGCCGTTGATGCCCATGAAAAGAACCACCCCGGTGCAATTCACGTTTGCCAAGACTTACACCAAGCTGACTGGTCGCTGGTGCCACAGCATGATCTGATGATGGCATCACCTTGCTGTCAGGGTCACAGTAAGGCACGCGGAAAGAAAGCGTGCAATCCTCAGCATGACGCCAGTCGATCCACTGCATGGGCTGTTATTTCCGCCGCTGAATATCATCGGATGCCGAACATCATCGTTGAAAATGTGGTCGAGTTCCTTCAATGGGCACTCTATCCGGCGTGGGAAGGCGCTATGCAGGCTCTGGGATATTCACTCGCACCGCATATTGTGGACTGTGCCGATCTGGGCGTCCCTCAGAACCGGAAGCGCTTATTCATTATCTGTACACGCAGCAAGAAACCACTGCATTTAACACTGCCAAAAATGCCGCATGTGCCGGCAGAAACCTTTATCGATTTTTCCGCAGGAAACTGGCAACCGGTTGAAAAGCCGGGCCGCGCTAATGCAACGCTGGATAGGGTTAAAAATGGTCGATCACAGTTTGGTGAACGGTTTCTTTTTAGCTACTACGGCAACACCAAAACAGGACGATCCCTTACCCGTCCCATCGGGACGATCACCACCCGCGATCGGTGGGCTGTCGTCGACGGCGCTCGCATGCGCATTCTGACAAAGGAAGAGAACATGCTGGCCATGTCTTTTCCGGCAGATTACATCAAGCCGCCATCCCACAAGTTAACTGTCCATATGGCTGGCAATGCCGTGCCCCCCAAAGCCATGTGCGAAATAATCACCGCGTTAGCGGCTCAGGCATGAAGAAGCAACTGAAGCACACCGGGCATCGTAGATGAGTAAAGAACCACGCGGGCGCATCGCACCATCCCCGCCGCTGCCGTACCCTGGCAGCGGCGCACCTACTTGTGAGTGGGCATTCTCATGGAATGCCCCTCTCCCGGTTATCGATCCGTCGCTGAACCGACCGGCCGAGATCGATAAACAGACAGAGGAGCAAATCGCCGCCACCCTGCGCGCACATCATCTGTTAGAACAACAACCACAGCTGATCCAACGCGATGTGCGCTACCACATCAACAAGCTGGAAGAATCCCAGGGCATCCGCCGGGGCAATGCGTACTTGACGAAAAACTTTGTTGAGCGCGTATTGCCACGGCTTGATCTCGTTAGTGATAAATACCGCGCTTCCGATAACAACAGCGATGCCGCCCTGTGCCACCGCTTTAACCATCTGCCGGACGCCGGGCGCGCTGATATTGAACTGCTGGCGAAAGATATCGCCGCTGTCATCAAGCAGGAACTGAGCGTAATCGATGAAGAGACTGGCCGGTCTTCTGAATTATTGAACGTCATGGCGCTATATAAAGGGGCTACCGCACTCACCCGCAGGTTTAAGCAAAAGCCGCCACTGTGGAAAACCTACCAGGTGGCCCGCTGGAAAATGACAGTGGAGAACACCTCACCGGCAGTCATGCGCATGATGTCAGAAGATTGGTGGCTGCGCCGCTTGCGACGCCATTCTGACCGCTGGAAAGAACACCTGCATATAGCTATCGGTCACGTCAGCAAAAAAGCGACGCCCTATGCCAGCCGGCCAACCGTCAGCGATTGGCGGGAGCAGAAACGCCGCACCCGTGAATTCTTAAAATCGATGGAGCTGGAAGACGATGAAGGCAACCGCATTTCGGTGATCGACAAATACGATCACAGCGTTGCAAACCCCGCCATTCGCCGGTGCGAGCTGATGAACCGCATTCGTGGTTTTGAGGATATCTGCAACGAAATGGGGTTCGTGGGGGAGTTTTACACCCTCACAGCTCCTTCCCGCTTCCATGCCACCAACAGACATGGCCACCGCAATCGGAAATGGTGTGGGGCCAGCCCGGACGAAACACAGCGCTATCTGCGTAATGTGTGGGAACGCGCGCGCGCCAAGCTACATCGTAAAGGGTTCCGTATCTTCGGGATCCGTGTGGCTGAGCCGCACGGTGACGGTACACCTCACTGGCATATGCTGCTATTCATGCGGCCCGAGGTAGTTGGCCAAGTGCGCGATATCCTGCGCGCTTATGCCTGCGCGGAAGACACTGACGAGCTTTACAGCGAACGCTCAAGAAAAGCCCGTTTCCACGCCGAAGCCATAGATCCGGAAAAAGGCAGCGCCACCGGGTACATCGCCAAATACATCTCAAAGAATATCGACGGTTACGCACTTGATGGTGAACTGGACGACGACAGCGGCAAAGAGCTGAAAGAGGTTGCCCCGGCAGTATCCGCCTGGGCTGCCCGCTGGCGCATCCGCCAGTTTCAGTTTATTGGCGGCGCGCCGGTGACGGTCTACCGCGAATTGCGCCGCATGGCTGACCATGCAACCGCACTGGGTCTCAGTGTCGAGTTTGCCGCCGTACATGATGCCGCCGATTATGGCCGCTGGGCTGAGTACGTCAACGCCCAAGGCGGCCCCTTTGTCCGACGTGACGATCTGATTGTGCGCACCTACTACGAGCCGGCAGAGGCCACTAACGACTATGGAGAAGACGTGATCCGGATCCGGGGTGTATTTTCACCGCCGGTCGGAATGGATACACCAATTATCACCCGCACGAAGGAATGGAAGTTCGTTCCGGCCCGTGCCGTTGACCTGGCCGTTGACGTTAAGGGCGCGCCTGCGCCCTCTCGGAGTTCTGTCAATAACTGTACGGTGCAGCCGGGAAGGTTAAAAACCAAACAGGTCAAGGAGCCGCCGCCACCGCCTGAAAACATCGATTTTGAGCGAATAACCGACAAAGAACGGCGGTTGATGCTCCGGCGGATACGCAGCGCACCGCAAGAACCAGTGAAAAAACCATTTATGGCAGTCGCCGAGGGGTTCTCTTTGCCAGATGAGGGGCCGTATTTGCCACCAATAAGGTCGGTACTGCCAGATCCAGCCAGCAATAAGCGGTGGCGGGAACAAGTGCTCCACGAGCAAGAGCAACGTGCCCTGGCTTATTTCAGTTTGGATGATGGCCAGGAGGCTGAAAATCACCGGCCATCCACGGCCAGCGCTGGCATTAACACAATCAAGCGACCACTCAGCAAGCTGGAGCGCCAGATTCACAGCTTCGCCGAGTCCGTCGGTTTCAGCCTGGACGCCTGCATTTTGAAATCGCTCGCCAATGGAGCAACGGTAATTATTGATGGTCAACGCCACCGGGCACGGGCTGACGGTTGCTTGTACCCACAACCAGTACCAGCCGTCTCTACTGCATTAACGCATCTTAATGCGCTATGGCATCAACAGATACCAGAACAAACACGCGTTGTTGGCAACTACTTGAGAAAAGAAGCAATAAAACAGGAATCGGAGGAATAGCATGACCACATCCGCAGAACGTAAACGCACCCAACGCCAGCGCGATAAAGCGCAAGGTATCACCACGATCACCCTGCGCGTGGACAGTCAGGAAATGGCGATGATTTTGGAAGGCTGCGAGCAACGCAGGATTGCACGAGAACCCTATGAGGTAACGGAATACTTGATTGGCCTCATCAGGCAGGACAACAAGTTGTTGCATAAACAGTTGGTCGAACTGCGCAAAAGCAGTTGCGGTAAATGCGGCGACACCTTGCCAGGTGGGCTGGACGGGTGTTGCATGCAGGGAGATTCTCAATGCTGGCAGACAACGGGATACAAAAAGCTGATGTTGTCGACGCTGTAATCCCTTCTACAGATGAGAAAGCGGCAGCGGACGATCCTGAAATGAATTCATGTCTTTTGATTAGAAACAGGGAGAGCATTATTACAATGGTTATCACGAAAATTCGTGTAAGCCTAACTCTAGGTATTCACACTCATATGGTAGGCCACCCGTAATATGGCCTACCATATATTGTATTAATTGTTTTCAAGCATAGCTAACAATGTTGACAACTGGTTTTCTCGAACTCGAAATCGCCCAGTTCTTGATAATTCAGTTTCAATTCCGTTAACTGTAAAATGAATAGCATCTAAAATAGCAGATGTATTCATGTAACTATCGATATGAAAATCACTAACTTTCTGAGAGCTGACTATTTTTGTCTTTGCAAGAGTGAATGCGTCCAATTGGATATTTGAAAATGATACAGATTTAATTTTTAGATCGAACTTGTTCGAAAACTCAATAACTAGTTTTTTTAAATCAAGCTCAATGGGTTTTAATCCACTGCTTTCGCCAAAAATTTTATGAATCATTGCATATGGTATTTTCATGCTTAACGGGGGATTTAAAGCATACATTGCAATTCCCTTGTCAAACATTATGCAAAATTTCACATTAAGGTATGATACAGTTTCAATTTCAGAATGTTCACCATTTGCATACTCAACCTGCTGTTTATTCACACTTCTCAATGTGAACATTACCTCAAGATCATCGTCATCTTTAATGATATGAAAACCAAATCCTTTTTGTTCGTCGTAAAGATTATTATTCACTCGTTCCTTAATATAGTTAGCAGAAACGGGCATGTCAGTTTTGTATAGTTTGACCTTAATCATTATCCGACCTCCTGATCCGACGAATCAAAAGCCACAGGTTGAATTTCTGGATATTTTATCTTGTGCTGTTCAATAATGTGATCATTGATAAGAAAAATTTTTTCTTCCAATTTCTTTATCACTTGATCAAACTCAGAATCACTAAGTTTCTCCCTAGTAGGGTTTAACCCTGTAGACTCTTTATACAATACCCTAAACTTTATATCTTTCCCTAAATATTTATCATCAAAACTCAATTCGAATGTAATTATTGAATTTTTGAGTGATGGAACTAAAGACTTCCATCTGATAAGGCTTCTGTAAAATCCATCACAACATAACTCATTAATTTGTTTTGCATTGACCAACGAGAGGCCATCATACGAGGCATTATTGATGTTGAAAGTAAGATTTTCCTCATCATCTTTGGCAATTTCAATGTCACCGCTCCCATCTTCGTCATCACCTTCACTTGGAGAATCAGATGTTGAAGGCCATGAGGGGTTTTCTTGCTCATCATTTTCTCCTTCTATAAAATCTGAAGCGGGTATATTCTCGGTTAGATTATCTATGGGAGCAGTATCAAGCCTGGACTTAATTCTACTGACACGTACTTTCTCTAAATTCAAATACTCAAGCCCTGTGTATTTATAGTTACCATCAAAATCATAAAGGTGGATAGCAAAAGTGTTACGCAACTCTGTATCAGTAATACTTGAAAAATCAATCTCATTAATACTTATATCTTTAGAGACTGTCGATAAGTAATTGTCGAGTATCTCATTCAATATCTCAGATATTCTTTTTGTATAATTATATCTAACTGAAACGTAGCCTTTCCTTACTATAAATAGTATTGACCCACTATATAATTTCTTTTGCTGAAACTTACCGCGACGGAAATCAAATTCTGTATAATCGATTGAAATATGATAGGTTTGTAGTGCTCCACGGTGCTCTATTTTTTCATGACCGAGTAACTTTGGCCGATTCTGCTTGACTCGATTTACCACATCGAAAAGCTTCTCAATATCAAAACCGTCATAAATTCTTTTTACAGAAAAAACATCCTGACTTGACTTTGTCGCAAGCTTATCCTGAATTTCTCGAATGTGGTTAAAGGAAAATGGAAGATCAGATATTCTCTCAATAAGTTCTTCTTTTGACAAACTCATTGGAAAAATTATTCCTCTCTGAAATGCAATTTTCCTTAAAGTAACATCAGTAATCCTTGCGCCATTTGAATGCAGTGCAGTATAAATATCACTTTCATTAGAAAACAATGTAGCTTGATACTTATTCATCTTAACTAATCCTTATGAAAAATGACATACTCTCGTAATATACTTACTAGCCACTTGATATTCGAAAATAGAAAGCTTTTGATTGGCGAATGGTATTGAAACTATTTTATTTTTTAACGTATCGATATGAGATTGCGAAAAAGAATAGATCCCAACGTAATCATTAATAGCACTTTGCAAATAACTTTCTGAGTTTGTTGAAAAAGGGGTGATGATAAATATTTTATCAAATTGATTCAAAAGCTGATAGTTAAATATATATTCAAGCAGAAAGACAAAATGACTATTTGAATTCACATTCTCTTTCCAGAAAATATTTAACACTTTGCTTTCCACTTTATCGCCACCATCGCCTCTCACATAATCATGCTTATATTCATAAAAAAGCATGCCTGAAGTTATCATCTCTATTGTGGCAGGGAGATTCCTATCTTTTGCGGCGATCTTATTATGTTTATCTGGATAAAAAAATGAACAATATTCTATTTCAGGTATTTTTTGCCAGAGTAAAGATTCTATTTGAGAATATTTGTCTGAAATTGCCCTTCTGGTTTCAATATGCTCTGTCACATCCAACAAAAACCTAATCATTACTGGATCAAAAATAGCTAATATTGACTTTTCTGGGAAATCATAATTCGCAGTAGCTGCACCATTTAACTTATTAATCAAATCAGAATCATATTCGTTATCATGATTATAGATGAATAGCATACCATGAACTTGATATAATTCATTTGTATTATCTACAAATAATTTTCGCCACTCAGGACTTCTTGGTGCGCAAGCAACTTGCTGAGATAGACTGCGTACGGTATTTAGAATTCTTTTAGTGCCATCAAGCGTACTGGCACAGTATGACTTGAGATCTGTTTGAATGTATTGAGTTACGTCAGAATAAGGATCTCTATATTTAAAAACAACATCAGTAGGATGCGTTTTATTAGGATTTTCTGCTTCAAGTTGTTTTGAACTAAGATGAGATTTTAAGCAACAGCCCCAACTTATATCTGTTGTTTTTTGACATTGCCAGCCGAGCTCATCAAAAATTCGACTAGAAATAATACCAGCAATCTCATCAATATTTTTAGTTTCTCCACCCATTATATTTCATCCTTTTAAGTATGCTGCGTGTAATAGCTTCTGTTGTTCAGCCCCCAGAGGGACACCATGTGTGAAAACAGAAGGATAAGGTACGTCTAGTACTGCACTCTCTCTGACTCTAACGCTATTCTTCTCGTGAGTCATCTGATGCAGGAAATTGATCCGAAATTTTTGGAGATAACTACTACACGTGGAGGCCCGAAATAGTTACTAAATTAATTATGAGTCACCAAATATTATACAATGGTATTGAATTTACATTCATAAAAATGAATGATTTCAGCAAACCGACATGAAATCCAACGCATTACGACTAGGCCAAAGCGCCCCCATACCTCACAGCGAGGTGCTTTTTCTTTGCATCACGAAACCTGCTTATCCCACAGCGATAAGCAGATGAATGCTTTACTGGATTCATTCAGGATAGGCAACCAGATGATCCCCATCATTCCACTAATCCGTGCCGTCCCCCCCGCCCCCACGCTGCATGCTTAACAATTCACTTTTTATGCAGTAGCAAAGAGGCGCTAAAGCCTTGTCCGGTGTAGCTTTGAGAGATGATTAAGTATGTGCGGAGCTATGCGGATTGTTGCGCTTAGGATATGCAACATTTTTTGGCAGAGAATCACGTTCGATCTCTTCAAAAACTGCGATTGGGGTTTGGATGCCAGTAATGGGCACACCGGGTGACTTGGCTGTATCCTGCCACGTCACATTTTAATTTTCAACATTCGTGTGACGCGACATTTTAATAAAAAAAATCGACTGTGACATGTCACAACGGCATACGACGACACTAGGTGTTATAAATAGCCAGTATAACAATGCAAAAAAAATACCGTTCAGCGGGCCAAGCCACATCCTTTGTATCAAGTCAAATTTAGCCTGACACTCCCCCAAGAAAATACATAAAAAATCCTCACTTATTTTTTATTATATATATTATTGCAAGTCAATATAAACCCTTATAATTCTTTCCTTATATCTCTCTCCCATTATCCTGTAAACACCATCGCCATGAACGGTCCTTATGCATAAGGCAGCACCTAAATTTCCATTTTCGAATGGGAGTATACCGAAGCCTAAATCCGTACTAGTAGCATATGCTGATCCTGTATAAGAATATGATAGCTGGCGTTCTTCTTTTATTAATGACAGAACCCCCTCTTTAATTAAATATTTTACTTCTTTGTTATATGGCTCGAGGATTTCGTCAAACCTATTAAAGTCATGCCCATACTTAAATACTTCACCGGACTGTGTATCTATATATGAATCTTCTCTAACATATTCAACATTTTTCCATTCAGAGGAAATGTACCATGGATCGGTGATCATAAGAGATGCAGAGTCAACAAAAACCTCACCTAATTCTATCAGTTCAACTTCTGATTCCGGAATTATAATTTCATCACCAATATCCAAATCGTAGTAGGTGAGTGCTCTACTAAAATACTTTGCTTTTTCAAGCTCTGAATTGAGTTTGTCTAACTGTCTATTTCTTTCTTCAATCTCACTCTTATTTTTCATTGTATCTTCATTTAGTCTCGATAATTCTTGCTCTCTTGTTTTTATTCTATTGGCCAATATCCCCTCGAAAAATTCAGGGGATTTTTTCTCTAACTCGACAGCTTTATCTTTCCAAAAAGCTAGGTTTTTTTCTGAGACTTTGATTTGTTCTTCTTTTAATTTTACTTCTGCCTTTATATTTTTAATATAAGCAAAGTAAAGCCACCCCAAAACAGTTAAAATAACCCCGTTAGTTCCTAACTGTAAATAATCAATTAAGACCTTCATTTATACCTCTTTAATTTTTGTTGAGCAATTAGATTAAATGATGCACATATAATAACAAAACCCTTATCAATATCACATCACAACCTTCACCATGTTCCAATAAAACAATGATTTATCAAAATTGATTCTGAGTCCAAAGTTAACAAGATTTTCTTTTGCATAGAGTTGATTTCATCGTCATCAATGAACTAAGCCGCAACCTACCACCCACTTAATGTTCAGGTTTTATTGAAATAGTCTATGGTTAAACTTGTAAGCGTACCAGTTATGACGCCACGATTTTTTTGCTGCTAACAGTGTTCCACTCCACATTTGTTAACTTAACGTGTGTTTTTATGCCCGCTTTTGGTATAAAGCCCCGACTAGTTAGGGATACATCTCTACAGCAATAGTATCAGACCAAGTCTCAGCTAATACAACTTACTGGTCACTTTTGAGCAACTCATAAGGTTTGAAGCTGATCACCTCTTCCCCGGCCCACTCGTTTAGCTCGCACAGCCGCTCTTGCAATGGGGCCAGTTCGTTAATGGCAAACACCCGCGCTGCTTTCTCAACATCCCCAAAACCACCGGTATTGTTTGGCAAAATCCCCATCAGTTGCGGTGGCGTGCGCTGGGCGGCAAGCTGATCATCACGCGTGACGTTTTTGATGTTCAAAAACTCATCTTTTGCCGCGACTTCGGCCAGCGGGATCAGTTGTAACCCGTCCGGCTTGCCGCCAGGCGCATACATAAACAGGTTGCGGAAGTTACCCGGCCCTTTCGACTCTTTCAGCGCTTTGCGCAGGTTGTCGATATCCTCTTGCTTGTGCGCAGCATCGTTCATGTACAGGATAAATCCGGCATGGCTGCCGTTGAGGTAATATTTCCGACGGAACAGCGTCGCAGCCTCGTTAAGCCAGATGGAATTAAGGGAGGAAAGGTATTCGGGAACGCCGTAAACCTCCTGGTTAATGTCAGGATCCATCAGGTGAAAAATAGAACCCTCCGCAAACTGATGCGGCTCCATCCACGATTGCACGAACCAATAAGAATCAGTTTCTACGCCACGGCGGGTGTATTTCGCGAGGCTGGGGGCCAGTTTCATCAGACCACCCAACCGGTTATAGCGCCCCTCAATAAAACTGTTGCCGAACACCATAAAATCCTGCGCGTAGCGGCTAAAATCCTGCTTTGACAGCAGCCGGTGCGGCTTGAACATGCTAACTAAAATATTGCGCTTCATGGTGATCGGCGAACTGTGATGCACCGCCGCACGGAACGTCTTAGCCAGGCCACTGAATGAGATCGGCGGCTCATACCAACGGTCAACAATACTGCATTCCAGATAGTCCAGGATTTCACGCCGATCCAGCATCGGGATCGGGTCGCCGAAGGTGAACGCCTCCACATGCTGCGCCCCACTTTGTTTCTGGGTGATCGGCTGGGTGTTTTTGTGGCCCCGGTTGCGTTTGCTCATTTAAAAAATCTCCATAAAACCTGTATTGCTACCGGTTGCCCCTTCGAGCGGTTCATTGAATAAGGCGTGCATGACCGCCCAGGCCACATCGCCGTGACTGACGCCTTCGGCGCGACTGGTGACATAGGTTGCCCGGCGGCCCGTTGCGGTCATCTGTTTGCGGATGGACATAAACGCCTGGGCGATATCCAGCGCGCCGGCGTCGAACTCCAGACGGCCAGAGCGGATCACGTCGCGGGCTTTCAGTACCAGGTCTGTTTTCATTTCAAGGCTGTAGTTGATGGCGTTAACCGCCGGGAAGAATTGGCGCACCAGTTGCGATACCGCGCGGCCAAGGCCGGTGTTATCGATGCCGATATAGGTCACGTTGTAGCGCTCGGTCAGCGATTTGATATTTTTGGCCTGGGCGGAAAAATCCATGCCGCGCCATTGGTGGCGCTCCAGCACGCGGAACTTGCCACCGGCAATCAGCGGCGGCAGGATGACCGCACAGCCGGCGCTGTCGCCGTTTTCAGAACTGGCCGGGTCATAACCTATCCAGACTTCCCGCGCCGCCACCGGGCGCAATGCGAAGGGTTTAACGTCCGTCCAATGTTCCCAACTGTCGACCATGCAGCGCTGCATTTCCCCCATCGGGAACACCGACGCGGTATCGTCAATGAAGTTACACATGAACAGGTTTTCAAAGTCTTCATCGCTGTTCTCTTCGCGTAATTCATCCAGATCAAACAGGTCACAGCCCCCGCGTAACGCATCCTCAATGGTGACGATCTGGCGAAACTGCTTATCCTCACAGAGCAGGCCACTGGCCAGGCGTTTGTAGCTAACGTCAATTTCCCGGCGTCTGTCCTTCGACTTGCCCTTGTTAAACAGCGTGCCATTCCAGAAGGAATAGGCTTCATGGGTCATGCTGGACGGGGTAGAGAAATAGGTGGAGCGGTAGCGCGTTTGCGATGCCATGCCCGATGCGGCCCGCCGCAGCTTCTTAAAGCCCGGGATCCAGAAATACTCATCCAGATACAGGTTGCCTGGTCGCCCCTGGGCGGTGTTGGAGTTGGTGCCCAAAAAGTGCATTTCCGCCGCGTTCGGCAGGATGATTGTTTCACCACGCAGCTCAACATCAACCTCCTGCGCAAAGGCCATGATGTAGTTTTTGAACTGGTGTGCCTGCGCCTTTGAGGCAGAAACAAACATCTGATTGCGTCCCGTATCCAGGGCGTCGATCAGGGCTTCACGGGCAAAATAGTAGGTTGCGCCAATCTGGCGACTTTTCAGGATATTGCGGATACGGAATTCTTTCGACAGCCCGGCCTGATACCAACTGCGTTGATATTCAAACATCTGTTCTAAAAAGATTTCTTTCAACCGGGCGTGTTGCTCATCCGTAAAGGCATTTTTCTGCGTACGTTTACGCGGGCCAGCGTTGCGCGCTGCAATATTGGGGTTGAGATCGGCCTCATTCCCGCCGCCGTTGTATTTCCCTATGCGGGCGTGTCGCTCCGCCTGGCGGGCCAACAGGTCAATTTCCTTGAGATCGCGCCCTTCCTTCTCCGGCTTTAAGATTAGTTGGCAATACCGGGCGGCAGTCGTGATTTGCATCTGGTCGAGAGGGCCGTAATCGTCCCACTTGTCGCGGCGTTTCCAACTGTGTACCGTGACGGGCTTCTCCCCGATCATCTCGGCGATGCGGGCCACTCGCAGCCCCTGCCAGTAGAGATACATCGCTTGACGGCGGGGATCCAAATCGGCACTGATAGTAATAGCATTCATGTGCAATCAGCCTGAAATTCAACGTTTCAATGCCGAAAGGCTACCTACCCGCCATCACCAACACCCTTAATGCACCTTGTGCCATTCACCACACAAGGCCGCCGCGTTGTCCCCATTCCAGCGCCCCGCCACCATAAGCCAAACATGGCCAACACCGGCCAAATTCGCTTACATGATCGGGGCTTATCCAATGCCAATTTCAAAATCTTTCCGTGTCGCCGTCGAGGGGGCAACCAGCGATGGCCGTCAGATCCAGCGCCAGCACATCAAAGAGATGGCCGAAACCTATAACCAGCAGTTCAAAGCGGCGCGCGTCAACCTTGAGCATTACCTGAGTATTTTTCCTGACAGCACCTTCTGTGCTTATGGAGATGTGCTGTCACTGAGCGCCGATGAAGTCAGCGATGGCCCGCTGAAAGGCAAATTGGCGCTCTATGCCCAGGTTGATGCGACGGATGGCCTGGTGCAGTTGAACAACAAGCGCCAGAAGATTTTCACCAGCATTGAGTATTACGAAAAATTCGCTGATACCAACAAAGCCTATCTGACCGGCCTCGCGTTCACGGACAACCCTGCGTCACTCGGCAGTGAAGCGATGAAATTCAGCTCAAATCACCTGGCGCAACAGGGCCTGTTTTTCTCTGCCGCCGAAGAAACCACCCTCGAATTCGAAACGCCGGAAACCGAAAAACCGAGCCTGCTTACCAGCATTAAAGCCCTGTTCAGCAAACGACAGGCCTCTGATGATGCGCGCTTTATTGATGTTCATCAGGCCGTGGAGTTGGTGGCTGAAAGGCAGCAGCAGGCCGAGGAAAAACTTGCCGGTCTGGATGGCATGAAAGACGCCGTCCAAAAACTGACAGACCGGCTGAGCGCCAGCGAGACGGCATTTTCTGCTCTGAAAACCAAACTCAGCACCACCGACCGCAGCGACAAGCGCCGCGAACTGTCAACGGGTGGAGAAAGCGCCGAGCTAACCGACTGTTAAGCAACCAATTACAGGCGGTGGAAGCACCGTTCTAGCCGATTGATAGGAAAAGTGAAATGAGAAAGGTAACCCGTGAGCAGTACAAGAAGTATGTGAACCAGATTGCGGCCATCAACGGCATTGAAGCCATAGATGTGGCGGCAAGGTTCACTGTGGAGCCGTCCGTCAGCCAGACACTGGAAGAAAAGATTCAGGAAAGTAGCAGTTTCCTGAAAACAATCAATATCGTCCCGGTTGATGAACAAAGCGGTGACAAAATCGGCCTGGGGATCGATCGTCCGGTTGCCAGCACCACCAACACCGACGAAAAAGACCGTGAACCCATCGATCCGACCAGTCTGGATGAACAGGGCTACATGTGTACCCAGACCAATTTTGATACCGCATTGAAGTATTCAAAACTGGATTCATGGGCCAAGTTCAAGGATTTCCAGGTCAAAATCCGCAACCAGATTGTGAAACGCCAGGCACTGGATCGCATCATGATCGGCTGGCACGGCGTAAAGCGTGCGAGAACGTCAGATTTTAGCGTCAACAAGCTGTTGCAGGACGTGAATATCGGCTGGCTGCAAAAAATCCGCAAAGGCGCGCCGGATCAGGTGATGTCAAAAATTCTGGATGAGGCCGGCGCTGTCGTTTCTGACAAAATCCGCATCGGCAAAGCCGGTGATTATCACAACCTGGACGCCCTCGTGATGGATGCCGTTAACGAGCTGATCGCCGCCTGGTTCCAGGACGATACCGAGTTGGTCGCCATCGTCGGGCGCTCCCTGCTGGCGGATAAATACTTCCCGATCGTCAACAAAGAGCAGGAAAACAGCGAAATGCTGGCGGCTGACGTCATTATCTCGCAAAAACGCATCGGCGGGTTGCAGGCGGTGCGCGTCCCTTCCTTCCCGGATAACACCATTCTGATCACCCGTCTAGATAACCTGTCGATCTACTGGCAAGACGGCACCCGCCGCCGCCATATCATCGACAATCCTAAGCGCGATCGCATTGAAAACTACGAATCGGTCAACGAGGCGTATGTGGTGGAAGACTACCAGTGTGCCGCGCTGATCGAAAACATCGAAATCCTGAAACCAGCCGCACCGGCACCGACGGAGGGTTAACCCATGACCAGCCCGGCACGCAGGCATAAGCAATATATCGCTGCGCAGCAGTCCACCTCACTCAGTGAGGCGGCCAGCCTGAGCCACCTGGGCAACTATGACCTGCTGCTGTTCAAGATGCAGCAGGACTTGGCCAGGCTGAGCGGTGTTGAATCTCACGACACCAAGGCAGAACTGAAACGCAGCATGATCCCCACCTATATGCCGTGGGTGGCCGGTGTGCTGCAAAGTGATGCCGGCAGGCAGGACGCCATTCTGATGCGCGTGCTGGTCTGGTTGCTGGACGTGGGCGACATGGAAACCGCGCTGAATATCGGCGAATACGCGGTCAAGCATGATTTGGTCGCCCCGGACGGTTTCGAGCGCTCTACCGGCTGCCTGATTGCCGAAGAGTTGGCCGCCGCCGCACAACGCAGCATGACGGCTAATAAGCCGCTGGATACCGCGCAGTTACTCCGCGCTCAGCAGTTGCTCACAGGACAGGATATGCCGGACAAGGTCAAAGCCCGGCTGTATAAATTTGCCGGATATGCCCTCCGTCAAGACGGTGACAATGTACTTGCCCTGGACACGCTGAAAAAAGCCCTGCTGAAAGATGAAAATTCCGGTGTGAAATCTGACATTAAGCAACTGGAAAAACAGATCAAAGCAGTTAGTTAACGAATCGCCCCCGGCGAGGGCGGCACGGGAGCCGCGACAGGTTTTAACCGCATCAACGCTCCCGTCCACCGCCCGACTCACAGAGAAAAACCATGGTCAGCATAGCGATTGAACCCGTACCGGGCGACCAGAACCCCGGCAACAATCTGGAAATTGATGTAACGCCAAGCCTCGCGCCACCGGTCAGCACAGTGATCAAAAATACGGGTTTCTGGCCGGATATCGACCTGAAACAGTACCGGGAAGATATGCGCCAGGACGGGACGATCACACAGCCGCGCCTGCTGGAAGCTGCCCGCAATGCCATCAATGAAGTTAACGATCGCCTGGCTAACTGGCGAAAACAGCAGCAAAGCGCGGGCTATAGCGAGTTGGAACAGGTTCCTGCCGATCGTCTGGATGATGAGAGCACCCGCATACAGCTTTACCGCCGTGCGGTGTTTTGTCTGACGCAGGCCAGCCTTACCGAGCGTTTTCGCAGCTATGACGCCACCCATTCAGGCAACAAACGGGCTGAATCTTTGGAGCCAACCGTTGACGACCTGCGCCGCGATGCGGATTGGGCCATCAATGATTGCCAGTCGCTGCCGCGCATGACGATTGAGTTGATCTGATGAAGGTCTATGCGCACCAGGGTGACACCGTTGATGCACTGTGCCAGCGCTATTACGGCAAAACACAGGGTGTTACCGAGCAGGTACTGCTGAGCAATCCGGGCCTGGCTGAAAAAGGGCCGATTCTGCCCCACGGTTGCCCGGTAGACATGCCGGATATCATTCAGGCCGCATCGGTGCAAACCCTTCAATTATGGGATTAACCCCCTACGGGCGGGAGGTGGAGAATGAAAATTATGACGGAAAAACTTGCCGCCGGTCTTAACTACTGCATTGCCGGCGGACTCTGCACCGGCGGCCTGGTCGACTGGTTCCGCCATGTGGACTGGAATCAGGTTGCGGTGATCGGCGGCTTTATTTTGGGCCTGATCACCTATCTCACCCAGACCTATTTCGACTGGCGGCGCACCAAAGCCTATGAAAAAGGGGTTAGCGCCGGGATCATCACCGAACCGCCGGTAAAGCGCCGCCTGTTCCGTAAGGAGGCCGAATAATGGCGATGTCATCCACCTTGCGCAAAAGTTTGCTTGGCGCTGCCGGTACCGGTGCAGTGGCCATCGCCACATTAATGATCCCCGAACTGGAAGGCCTCAGGCTTGAACCTTACCGCGACGTCGCGGGCGTGTTGACGGTCTGCTACGGCCACACTGGCCCCGATATTATCCCCGGCAAACGCTACAGCCTGGCGCAATGCAAGGCGATGCTGGATAAAGACCTGATCCCCTTCTCCCGCTCGGTTGAGCGTTCGGTAAAGGTTCCGGCGACGGAATACCAAAAAGCTGCGCTGATCAGTTTCAGCTACAACGTGGGCATTTACGCTTTCGAGCATTCCTCCCTGCTGCGCAAGTTGAACGCGGGTGATGTGGCCGGGGCTTGCGCGGGCCTCAGCCAGTGGATTTATGCTGGCGGCAAACCGTGGAAAGGCCTGATGAACCGCCGCGATATAGAGCATGAGGTCTGCACCTGGGGGCAAAAATGGCCCGTCTGATTGCCGTCATAGCCCTGATCTTGCTCTGCCTGCTGGCCTTTCTGTTCTACAGCAATCAGGGGCTGCGCCAGGTGCGCGACACATTGCAGGACGCCAACGGTAAGCTGACACGCCAGATTGATTGGCAAAACAAGATGCAGCGTGCTGTTGCTGCCATAGACGAAAACCGAAGCCGGGAATTAACCGATGCGAAAAGTAAAATTGATGATTTGCAGCGTGATGTTGCCGATGGCCGTCGCCGGCTGCGGCTCAGCGCCACATGTTCAACCGCCTCCGCCGCCAGCCTGGCTGATGCAGACGGCCCCCGACTTACTGACGCCGCTCAACGGGATTATTACACCCTCAGAAAGCGAATCGAAACCGCCAGCAGCCAAATAGCCGGACTGCAAGATTACATCCGCAACGTCTGTCTGACGCAACCGTAGGAGCGAACATGTTAAAACCGGACTCACTTCGCGCGGCCCTGAGCGGTTCCGTAAACTATGTGAAGCAAAACCCCGATTGCCTGCACATTTTTATCGATAAAGGGGTAATTTACTCCACCCTGGCCCCGTCGCTGTCTTTTGAATATCAGTACACGCTTAACCTTATCGTGACCAACTACGCCGATGACGCCAATCTGTTGATCGTGCCTATTCTGCATTGGTTGCGTACCCATCAGCCGGACATCATGGCCAACCCAGACAAACGCGGCGATGGGTTCACCTTTGAAGCCGATTTTCTGAATAATGCCGCGCGGGATATCAGCATTGATCTGAAACTGACCGAACGGGTGATCGTCAGCGAGGACAACGGCAAACTGAACGTCAGGCATGTAGAGGAGCCATCGCCACCGAGTAATCTCAGCAGCTTTGAGATCTGGATGAATGGCCGCAAGGTGACAGAATGGGCAGCTTAAGCGACTTTCAGGAACTGGATGAAACGCTGTCTGTATTGCTACAGCAGCTTTCCCCGCAGTCCCGCCAGGTATTTACCCGACAGGTGGCCAAAGAGCTGCGCCAGCGCCAGCAAAAGCACATCCAGGAACAGAAGAACCCGGACGGGTCGCCGTACATACCGCGCAAAAACAAACGGCAGGACAAGCACGGGCGCATCCGCCGCAAAATGTTTACCCGGCTGCGCACCGTTCGCTTTATGAAAACCGAATCCAACACCGATGAAGCTGCCGTGACGTTTGCCGACGGTGTGACCCATTTATCCGCCGTCCACCATTACGGCCTGCGGGATAAGGTCAGCCCCGACGGCCCAACGGTGCGCTATGCGCGCCGGCAGTTATTGGGCTTCACCGATGCCGATCTGGAGTGGATTAAGGATCTGGCACTAAATCACATAGCATCCCGATGAATGCTGGGTTTTCTGATATTATTTCTCCTTCCATGGAATAAATATGTACAGGTAGAAATATGCTAAAGGATGATTTTGCTAGGGAATTACGCCGTAAATTGTCTCAAATACCATTAGAGACACGCCGTTCGTGGGACGAAAATAATCTCTTTGCTTGGTATATGAAAGCTATTAGCGAAGACAGCTACCTTCGTTGGGAGCGTTGCCCTGGCGACCCATGGCAGTGGGTGCCGGGTTTCTGCGAAGGTTGCTACGGCCAGAGTGCTTGGTAACGCCGAGCGTCCTCTAATTTAATACCCTTCCCCCGCCTTGTGCCATCGCTGACACAAGGCACACAAAATGCTCCCCGCGCCCACACGCGGCACACTGGCAGCATGAAAGCATCCATCGCCGAACTAAAACGCCTCCTGGCTAACATTGTGCGCATTGGCACCGTATCCGAAGTGGACACGGCCACAGGCCTGTGCCGCGTGAAGATCGGGAAAAATGAAACCGACTGGCTGAACTGGTTGACGCTACGCGCCGGGCGCGTGCGCTTTTGGTCTGCACCGTCGGTTGGCGAACAGGTGATCGTGCTGAGCATCTTCGGTGAACTGACCACGGGCTTTGTGTTGCCAGGAGTCTTTTCTGATCAGTATCCCGCAGCCTCGACCTCACCCGACGCCGTACGCATGGATTTCCCGGACGGCGCGGTTATTGAGTACGAGCCTGAAAACGGCACGCTGACGGCAAAGGGCATGAAACAGGCCGATATTCAGGCATCTGAAAAAATCAGCGCCACCGCCAACGTCGTGCTGGTGACGGCCAGCCAGATGATCACCCTGGATGCGCCCGTGGTGGAATGCACCAATAAATTGATTGCCGGTTCACTGTTGCTCAAATACGGCGGCGAGATGTTCGGGAATATCACCCACACCGGCGGCAGCTTTAATTCCAACGGCGTGATCATCCACATCCATTATCACGGCAACGTGCAGAACGGCGGCGGTAACACCGGGGGGCCAGCATCATGATGTATCTCGGCATGAACCGTAACGATGGCCAGACTATCAGCGAGATCGAACACATCCGCCAGTCGGTCAGCGATATTTTGATCACCCCCGTTGGTAGTCGTGTCATGCGCCGTGACTACGGTTCGCAACTATCGACCCTGATTGACCAGCCACAAAACCCCGCTCTGAACCTCCAGATGATGGCCGCCATTTATGGTGCGGTTCTGCGGTGGGAAACCCGTATTTCACTCACTGCGATCAATCTCGCTTCCAGCGTTGACGGGGAAATGGTGGTTGATTTGGTCGGCAACCGGACGGACACCGCCGGACGTATCCAGTTTTCCTTACCTGTCAGGGGGCAATAATGGCCACCATTGATTTGAGCCAACTACCGGCACCAAGCGTTATTGAACCGCTTGATTTCGAGTCGATATTTTCTGAGCGAAAAGCCTGGTTTATCTCCCTGTTCCCCGAAGATAAGCAAGAGAGCATCAGGCGAACGCTGCAATTTGAGTCGGAACCCATCGTTAAGTTGCTACAGGAAAATGCCTATCGAGAGGTGCTACTACGACAGCGGGTTAATGAGGCGGCGCAGGCGGTCATGCTGGGGTATGCCGCAGGCAGTGATCTCGACCAACTCGGCGGCAATTATAACGTTGCCCGACTGGTGATTACCCCGGCCGACGACAGCACATTGCCCCCCGTGGCCGCCGTTATGGAAAGTGACAGCGATTTCCGTGTGCGTATCCAACAGGCCTTTGAAGGACTGAGTGTGGCCGGGTCGGTCGGCGCGTATCAGTTCCATGGTCGCAGTGCTGACGGCCGTGTCGCCGACGTGTCTGTCACCAGCCCAACCCCGGCAAGCGTCACCGTGTCGGTGTTGTCTCGCGAGGGCGACGGCACAGCCAGCCCGGAGCTGATTGCGCTTGTTGCGGCCGCACTCAATGCCGAGGACGTGCGGCCGGTGGCTGACCGGGTGACCGTACAGTCGGCGGCGATTGTTCCCTATGTAATTGAGGCTGTGCTCTATCTGTTTCCGGGGCCGGAGGCTGAGCCTGTTCGGCAGGCCTCTGAGCAAAGGCTAAAAGCCTATATCAGCACGCAGCATCGCCTCGGTCGGGATATCCGTCTGTCGGCCATCTATGCTGCGCTGCATGTGGAGGGCGTACAGCGGGTGGAACTGAAAAGCCCAGTTGCCGACATCGTTTTAGACGAGACGCAGGCGTCGAGCTGTTCACGCTACCAACTGACAGTTGGGGGATCTGATGAGTGATAGCCGCCTGCTGCCGGTCGGGTCGTCACCGTTAGAAGTGGCGGCCGCCACGGCCTGCGCTGAATTTGCACGGGTGCCGGTACCGCTGCGGCAGCTCTGGAACCCGCAAACCTGCCCGCTCAATCTGTTGCCGTATCTGGCGTGGGCGTTTTCTGTCGACCGATGGGATGAACGCTGGCCGGAGGCAACAAAACGCAGCGTTGTCGAAAGTGCGCATTTTGTTCACCGGCATAAAGGCACCATCAGCGCTCTGCGTCGCGTCGTTGAGCCGCTGGGTTATCTGATTGAGGTGCGTGAGTGGTGGCAACTCAATGAGACCCCAGGCACGTTTCGGCTGGTTGTCGGCGTGCTGGAAACCGGCATCACCGATGAAATGTATCGGGAGCTGGAGCGCATGATAGCCGACGCTAAACCGGCGAGCCGCCACCTTATCGGCCTTGCGATTAGCCTCTCCAGTGCTGGCGCTGGCTATGTGGGCGCAGCCAGTTACAGCGGCGATGCCCTGACCGTTTATCCCTATTTGCCCGAAACCATTTCTGTCGGCGGCACCGGTTATTGCGGTGCGGCAATTCATCTTATTGACAACCTGAGAGTAAGCGCATGACAGCAAAATTCTTTGCCATTCTGACCAATCAGGGCGCGGCGAAACTGGCGAATGCGGCCGCACTTGGCACCCGAGTTGACCTGACGCATATCGCCGTCGGGGACGGTGGCGGCGTCCTGCCGACGCCTGACGCGGCGCAAACAGCCCTTAAGGGGGAAAAGCGTCGCGCGGCCATCAATCTGTTGACCATTGACCCCGGTAATGACAGTCAGATGATCGCCGAGCAAATCATCCCGGAAAATGAGGGCGGTTGGTGGATTCGAGAGATTGGTCTGTTTTCTGCTGACGGCACGCTGATTGCGGTCGCCAATTGCCCGGAGACCTACAAGCCGCAGTTGCAGGAAGGCAGTGGCCGCACGCAAACCATTCGCATGGTGCTGATTGTCTCCAGCACCGAGGCGGTGACGCTTAAGATTGACCCGTCCGTCGTGCTGGCAACGCGGCAGTATGTTGATGAACAAATCGGTCAGCACGAGAAATCACGCAATCACCCCGACGCCACGTTAACGGAAAAGGGCTTTGTGCAACTCAATAGTGCCACTGACAGCAACAGTGAGGTGCGGGCGGCAACCCCTAAAGCGGTGAAGGCGGCGAATGACAATGCGAACACCCGATTATCAACGGCTAATAACCTGAGTGAGATCCGCGTCGCCGGGCGCAATGCTCAACTGGCCGCACAGGAGAATATCGGGCTTGCTGAATACGGTATTTCCCCGGCGGTTAAGGCGACGATGGGGACGGATTTAAATACGGTCTTGACGCAGGGGGATAGCGTTGTGACCAATCCCACTAATGGACCCATTAATGGCGATACCGGGACTATTTTCTTGCAGGTGAGGACGTGGCAATCGGGAACGGGGGTTACAGGTTACCGTACGGTTCAAGAGGCCACCGGTTACGGTCAATCAGGTAGCACGGGCGGCAGGGTCTGGCGGCGCACGTGGACGGGCAGCGTCTGGAGCAATTGGATTGAGTTTTACTCTGAATCGCGCAAGCCCACGGCTGATGACGTCGGGGCGCTTAGCCGTACAGATTTCCCGGTCGGTATTCCGCAACCCTGGCCGCTTGGCACTGCGCCGACAGGCTGGCTGAAATGCAACGGGGCAGCATTTGACAAAACACAGTACCCATTACTGGCACAAGCCTACTCAAATGGCCGTCTGCCTGACCTGCGCGGTGAATTCCTGCGAGGCTGGGATGATGAGCGTGGGGTGGATAGCGGGCGAGCTGTGATGACGCCGCAGGCCGCAACATGGATACAACCCAACATTGAAAATAACCCCACGACTACCAGCATTATGCTGGGTAACGGGGAGGGTGAGTTTAATTCGGGGGTGCTTGGTGCAGTCACCAACTTACCTGACACCGGCAATAATGGGCCTCGTAACAAATGGTATATCCGTCCGCGTAACATCGCATTTAACTACATCGTGAGAGCCGCATAATGAGCAAATACAGCACCGAATTACCCGCCGCAGTACTGAATAATAACGGACTGGCCTCGGTAGCCGGTTGGCTGACGATTTACAGCATTGAGCCGGTACAGCGTGAGTATCAGCAAGCCGCATTAGAGTATCTGTCGGAGGGTGTCGGCCTGCCAGCATTGAGTTTCGTGGATAAGCCGATATTGCCTAATAAAGCCGGATTGGCGCTGGTGCGCAGCGTTGACGGGACTGCGTGGGAGACGCTGCCTGATTACCGTGGGCAGACAGTTTACAGCACAGTGACCGGCGAACCGCAGACTGTGGCTGTCATCGGTGATTTACCGCGCGATGTGACGCTGGAAGTGCCAGCAACGCCGTTTGATAAGTGGAACGGTAAAAAATGGGTAACGGATACCCGTGAGCAACAGCAAGCGGCGGTTGATGCGGCGCAGCAAGAGCTGATGTTACGTCAGCAAAAGGCGGAGAGCGCAATCGCGCCACTGGAGACGGCCATTAGACTGAATATGGCAACGGAGGCAGAAAAAGCGGCGCTTACCGCGTGGGAAACCTACAGCGTACTGTTGAATCGTGTGGATACGACAACCGCGCCTGATGTGGCGTGGCCGCAGTCGCCGGACGCCTAAAAAAATAGCCCGTAACGCATGTTACGGGCTGTTCTCTGTTGCGCGGTCTTTCCCTGATGTTGCCGCGTCTTGTCCAGTGACAGTAACCCACCTGATTAAAATCCGTCCAATTGGTTGTGTAGATCAATGCGTCGAAATTGATCGGCTAAAACGATCGTGCTGTTTCCCAACATTTTTCCCACTGCCTTATTGACCACGCGCACCTTGTACCATCACCCACACAAGGCCCACCACATGCATTAACCGCCCGCCGCAGACACCATAGGGGAACACCGTTACAGGAGAACCACCTAATGGCTCAAGACTACCACCACGGCGTACGCGTGCAGGAAATCAATGAAGGTACCCGCAGCATTACCACCGTCAGCACGGCCATTGTTGGGCTGGTCTGTACCGGTGATGACGCCGACGCGAAAACATTCCCGTTAAACACGCCCGTATTGCTCACCGACGTATTGTCCGCCAGCGGTAAAGCCGGCGAATCCGGTACCCTGGCTCGCTCACTCGATGCGATCTCAGACCAGGCAAAACCCGTGACTGTAGTCGTGCGTGTTGCCCAGGGCGACACCGAAGCAGAAACCACCACCAACATCATCGGCGGAGTGACCACCGAGGGCAAAAAAACCGGCATGAAAGCCCTGTTGGCCGCGCAAAGCCAACTTGGGGTAAAACCCCGCATTCTGGGCGTACCCGGTCATGATAATGAGGCGGTGGCCACAGAATTGTTGGCTATCGCGCAAAGCCTACGCGGCTTCGCTTACCTGTCCGCCCACGGCTGCAAAACCGTGGCAGAAGCCATCGACTACCGTAAAAATTTCAGTCAGCGTGAGGCCATGCTGATTTGGCCGGACTTCCTGAGCTGGGATAGCGTGACCAACGCATCGGCAACCGCTTACGCGACGGCCCGCGCGCTGGGCTTACGCGCCAAGATTGATGAGCAAACCGGCTGGCACAAAACCCTGTCAAACGTCGGCGTCAATGGCGTGACCGGCATCAGCGCCGACGTGTATTGGGATTTGCAGGATACGGCCACCGACGCCAATCTGCTGAACCAAAACGACGTCACCACGCTGATCCGCAAAGACGGATTTCGTTTCTGGGGTTCACGCACCTGCTCGGACGATCCGCTGTTCCAGTTTGAGAACTACACTCGCACCGCGCAGGTGCTGGCCGACACCATGGCCGAGGCGCAAATGTGGGCCGTTGACCAGCCGATGTACCCTTCCCTTGCCAAAGACATTATCGAAGGCATCAAGGCCAAATTCCGCGAACTGAAAACCGGCGGTTACATCATCGATGGCGATTGCTGGATGGATGATGCGGCCAACGATAAGGACACGCTTAAGGCGGGCAAGTTGGTGCTGGACTACAACTACACGCCCGTGCCGCCGCTTGAAAATCTGCTGCTGCGCCAGCGTATCACCGACCAATATCTGATGAATTTCACTCAGAACGTGAACAGCTAAGGGGGACGCGATGGCCTTACCACGCAAACTGAAATTCCTGAACTTGTTCAACGACGCCAACAACTATCAGGGCGTCGTTGAGGAAATCACCCTGCCGAAGCTGACGCGAAAGCTTGAGCAGTATCGCGGCGGCGGCATGAACGGCAGCGCCGGCGTTGATCTGGGGATCGATGATAGTGCGCTGGACGCAGAAATCACCTTGGGCGGTATTGAGGCCCAGCTTTATAAGCAGTGGGGGATCGCCAAGGTTGATGGCGTACTGCTGCGTTTTGTTGGCTCTTTCCAGCGCGATGACACCGGCGAAATTGTCGCCGTGGAAGTGGTCATGCGTGGTCGTTTTTCCGAGTTTGACTTCGGTAACTACAAACAGGGCGACAACACGCAAACCAAACTCAGCGCCAAAAACACCTATTACAAGCTGACAATGGACGGCGCTGTCGTGCTTGAAATCGACGTGGTGAACATGATCGAAATCGTTGATGGCGTTGACCGCCTGGCGGAACACCGCCGCGCTATCGGTCTGTAACCGCCCTGCCTACGTGTATTGATGCTCCATGGCCCCGCGCATGGGGCCACTAAACCAGACAAAATGAAGGTTAAACAATGAAAAACGATAAAATGGTAAACACTGAAATTGATGATGGCCAGGGCAATACCGTTACCGAATTGCTGAACAAACCGGTGATCCTGGACGTTCCTGTCCTGCGCGGCACCACAAAAATCACCGAAGTGACCGTCAACAAGCCAAACGCCGGCGCGTTGCGTGGCACCCGTTTGCAGGAGCTGATTGAAACCGACGTCAATTCACTGATCACCGTGTTGCCGCGTATCACTTCCCCGACCCTGACGGCTAACGAAGTGGCCAGTCTGGATCCGGCAGACCTGTATCAGTTGTCTCAAGCGCTGGCACTTTTTTCTTACCGAGTTCGGTCAGATCCGATTTCCTGAACAGCTAACCGTTGAAGACCTGACGGCGGACATTGCCGCCGTCTTCCACTGGCCGCCAACCGTTACCGACCTGATGCCGCTGGCCGAGCTGTTGGAATGGCGGCACAAAGCCATTATCCGCAGCGGGGCAAGTGATGAGTGACAAAAACCTCCGGTTGCAGGTTTTACTGAGTGCGGTCGATAAGATCACCCGTCCGTTCAAATCCATGCAGGCCAGCAATAAAGCGCTGGCCGCGTCGGTTAAAGCCACAAAAGACCAGTTAAAACAGCTTGATACTCAGGCCGGAAAAATTGACGGCTTCCGCAAGACAAAGACCCAGGTTGCTGCCGCCGCACAAGCACTAAGCACGGCCCGTGAAAAAGCGCGCGCTCTGGCTGTAGCATTGAAATCCACGGACGGCCCGACCGCCAAGCAGGCCCGCCAATTTCAGAAAGCCAGGGAAGAAGCGGCCAAACTTCAACAGAAATTCGCAGATCTGCGGCTTTCACTGCAAAAGCAGCGCACCGCCCTGCAAAACAGCGGCGTAGCGACAAATCGATTGGGTGAGGCTCAGCGTTCACTGCGGTCTAACATCACCGGGGTAACGGGCGCATTGTCCGCGCAACAGAAACGATTAGACCAACAGGCCCGGCAACAAAAGCGGCTTAATGCCGCGCGCCATCAGTTTGATGAAAGCAATCAGCGCAAAGTGATGGCCGCCGGGGTGGGTTATACGTCAATGGCCACCGGGCGCGCCATGGGCCGTGGGCTGGTTGACGCCCTGCATGTGGGCTATGACTTCGATGCGATGATGAGTAAAACCCAGGCGGTAACGCGCATCCCGACCAAAGCCGATCCGCAAATGCAGTCTTTGCGGCACCAGGCGCGAACCTTGCCGCTATCGTCAAAATTCACCGATCTCCAGGTGGCCGAGGGGCAATATTTCCTTGGCAGAACCGGTTATTCACCCCAGCAAGTTATCAAAGCGATGCCAGGCATGTTGAATCTGGCCGCTGCCGGTGACATCGACCTTGGTACTACGGCAGATATTGCGTCAAACATCCAAACGGCCATGGGGATCCCTGCGGAAAAAATGGACAGGGTGGCCGACGTGCTAACCGCCCTGTTTACCCGTAATAACGTGGATATTCCCATGCTGGGCGAATCACTGAAATATTCCGCCGGTGTGGGTCGTGAATACGGGCAAAGTCTGGAAACCGTATCCGCCGCCACAGCCATCATGGGTAATGCCGGTATTCAGGGGAGCCAGGCGGGTACAGCGATGCGTGCCATTCTGAGCCGTATCGGTAACAGCGCCACGGTGAAAAAGCTGGGCGTAACAACTAAAGATAAAGACGGCAACATGCGTGATTTGGTCGATATTCTTCAGGATATCGACAAAAAAACATCAAAAATGGGCAACGTCGATCGCGGCAAGATTTTTAAAGACATTGCCGGCATGTATGCGGTCACTGGATTTGGCGAACTGATGCGGGCAGCGTCGGACGGCAAACTGCAACAGATGCGTGGCGCGCCGGGTGAGTATGACGGGGAGGCTCGGCGGGTTTCCAGTACCATGCTGGATAACATGAAGGGCGACATGACGATGTTACATGCCGCTCTGGAAAACATCAGCGTTGAATTATTTGAAAAAAATGACGCCTGGCTGCGTAAAACAGCAAAAGGCATCAGCAACTTTTTACACGGTGTCGCGGAATTCCTGAAAGAGCATCCGAAAGTCAGCGCCGCCATCGTCAAGATTGGCGCAGCCGCTGCCATTTTAACCACTGCTTTCGGTACGCTGGCCATCGCTGCTGTTGGCCTGTTAGGGCCGTTCGTCCTGCTCCGATTCAGTACGCGCATACTGGGGATCCGTCTACTGCCCAAATTGTCACTCAGTATGCTGAAATTCGCCAGCACCACCCCGATCACTAAAAAACAGGTTGTTGGCTTTAGCAAAAAACTTCTGGATGCGGGTAAAAATGCGCTGACCTTTTCCAAACAGCTTCTTGGCGGCGCTGGCCGCGCTGTCGTGTCTTTTGCTTCATCGCCTCTACAGACGGCAACCAAAGGGATTAAGGGGATTGGCCGCGTGTTTGCCTGGCTGGCAAAATCCCCGCTGCGCTTCCTTCGTTTTGCCCTGGGCGGACTGGGGAGCATATTCGGCATTTTGGTTAGCCCGCTTGGGCTGATCACTGCCGCTGTCGTCGGCGCGGGCCTGCTGATTTACAAATACTGGAAACCCATCAAGGCTTTCCTGGGCGGCGTGGTTGAAGGGTTCAAAACTGCGGCAGCCCCCATCAAAGACGCTTTCGCACCACTAATGCCCGTATTCACCTGGATTGGTGACAAAGTTAAAGCCTTGTGGGGTTGGTTTACCGACCTGCTAAAACCGGTAAAGTCGTCCAAAAAAGATTTGGATAGCGCGGCATCAGCGGGGAAAAAGTTCGGTGAGTTCCTGGCGGCCGGCATTGAATTAGCCCTTACCCCGCTGAAACTACTCATAGAATCAATTAAGTGGGTGCTGGGTAAACTGGATGAAGTTAAAACCAAGTCAGAAAAAACGCGCATCCTAGCACAGACGAACCCCGCCATTGCCGATGCAGCCCGCCGCGCTGGCGTAACGATGACACCGGCACCGCAGGGTAATTCTGCTGATGCCATACGCCGTCGTTACACCGGTGAACACGACGGCGGCGGCAGGATCCCGCTGGGGAAATTTGGCGTGGTGGGCGAGTATGGCCCGGAAATTGTCAACGGGCCGGCGAATGTCACCAGTCGCAAGAATACCGCCGCCATGGCGGCAGTGGCCGCGTTATTTATGGGCGGCCCTGCTACCGCTGCCAACGCACCCTTGCATCCCTACAGCCTGCCGGGGAGCCAGTACCCGCGAAGGGCCACGATATCACATCACCAAGGCGGTGCTACTTACATCGACATTCACGCCCCTATTCAGATTATCGCTCAGGCCAACCACAACCCCCAAGACATTGCGCGGGAAGTCGCGCGGCAACTGGATGCACGGGAACGACAGGCAAGATCCAGGGCGAACAGCAGTTTTAACGATATCGAGTGAGGACGATCATTATGATGATGGCATTAGGCATGTTCGTGTTCATGCTGCAAACCGTTCCATACCAGGAGTTTCAGCACCAGATGGCCTGGCGGCATCCGACCAATAGCCGCGTCGGGCTTCGCCCACAAAGCCAGTTCCTGGGGCCGGATGATGAAACCATCACGCTGAGCGGTGTTTTGCTGCCGGCATTAACCGGAGGCCGGGTTTCCCTGATGGCTATCCAACTGATGGCCGAGACCGGCAAAGCCTGGTCATTGATTGAAGGGAGCGGCGCAATACATGGCATGTTTGTGATTGAGAGCCTAAGCCGCACCAAAACCGTTTTCTTTGCTGATGGCTCCGCTCGCCGCATCGAATTCACAATCACGCTCAAGCGCACGGATGAAGGACTAAAAGACATGTTCGGCGATTTGTCTCAGCAGTTTGAAGACCTGGCCGGGCAGGTTTCCGATACCGTCGGCGGATTCCTGTCATGAGCCTGATCGATACGTTGGACAAACTCGGCGGCGACAATACCCCGGCGTACTCGCTTAGCATTGATGGCGTTGATATCACCGGAAAGGTGAAAGAAAAATTAATCAGCCTGACGCTTACGGATAACCGGGGTTTTGAGGCTGACCAGATCAATATTGAGCTGGACGATAGCGAAGGCAATTTAAAGCTGCCCCGCCGTGGCGTCAGCGTGGCTGTTGCACTTGGCTGGAAAGATACCGGGGTGATCGATAAAGGGACGTTTATCGTTGATGAAATTGGACATGCCGGCGCGCCTGACGTTTTGACCATAACCGCCCGCAGTGCCGATTTCCGGCAAACCTTGAACGTACAGCGTGATGCCTCTTACCATAAAAAAACCATTGGGGTTATTGTCAGAACCATTGCCAGCCGTAATAAGTTGGCCGCAGTCATCAACAAGAATGTGGCAGACATTCAGATCGGGCATATCGACCAAACCACCGAGTCGGACGGCAGTTTTATTACCCGCCTGGCAAAAGAGAATGGCGCAGTGGCAGCTATAAAAAATGGCAACCTGCTGTTTTTCAAACAGGGCCAAAATATGACTGCCGGAGGAAAACCGATCCCGGCAATCGTTATTAACCGTCAGTCAGGTGATAGTCATCAATTCACGCTAACCGACCGGGGAGCCTATACCGGCGTGGTGGCCAACTGGCTCAATACCCGCACAGCAAAAAGCGAACAGGTGAAGGTTAAACGCCGTCGGGTTAAGAAACCTGCCGTTGTGGATAAAAAACAGGGTGAATACCTGATCGGCACTGATGAAAACGTGTTGGTACTGCGCCATACCTACGCATCGAAATTTAATGCGCAGCGAGCGGCAAAAGCGAATTGGGAACGTATTCAGCGCGGCGTTGCCACCTTCTCTATTCAGCTTGCGCACGGGCGCGCAGACATTTACCCGGAAGCGCCGGTCACTGTTTCAGGTTTCAAAAAGGAGATTGATGAGGCCAACTGGACGTTGGTTAAAGTGACGCATTCATTGAGCAACAGCGGGTTTACCACCGCCCTCGATTTGGAGGTCAAGATTGACGATTTGGAAATGGAGTAATGCAAAACAGCAATAATTGTGGATAATTATTAGCAACACTGACCATAGTCAGGGCATCTCGGAGGATCCCGCCATGATGCATTGTCCACTTTGCGGCCAGGCCGCACACACCCGATCATCGAGCTATATCACCTCAACCACCAAAGAACGTTACAACCAGTGCACCAACATCAATTGTGGGGGCACATTCGTGAGTCACGAAACCTTTACCCGCATGATTTCCCAACCGCAAACCATTGACCCCGTCCAACCCCACCCCAAAAGCAGCGGACAAACCTCATTGATCTTTGGTTAATCAGGCTGCCCGCAGATGTGGGCAGTTGTACTTCATCGTTCACCCTGGGTCTAAATGTGGACACTTAAAACAAAAAGCACTTATAAATCAATGTAAAAACCAATAAAAAAGGGAGGCTTTCGCCTCCCTCAAAACTCCCCTGCCTGAATTAATGATTACGGATGTATTCGTCCATATCCGTTTTCAGGTTGTCAGATTTGGTACCAAAGATAGCCTGAACGCCCGAGCCTGCGACAACGACGCCGGCAGCACCCAGTTTTTTCAGGCCAGCCTGGTCAACCTTGCTCACGTCCGCCACGCTAACGCGCAGACGGGTGATACAGGCATCCAGGTTGGTGATGTTGTCTTTACCGCCAAAGGCCTGAACCAGCGCCGCAGACATTTCAGAACCGCCCTGTGCAACCTGCTCAGAAACAGTATCTTCACGCCCTGGGGTTTTCAGATCCAGCTTGGCAATCAGCACGCGGAAGATGGTGTAGTACACCAGACCGTAGATGATACCAACGATTGGGAACAGCCAGATTTTGCTGCTGTTGCCGCTCAGGACGATAAAGTCGATCAGACCGTGTGAGAAGCTGGTGCCGTCACGCATCCCCAACAGGATACAGATCGGGAACGCCAGGCCAGCCAGGATGGCATGGATTGCGTACAGGATCGGCGCAACGAACATGAAGGAGAACTCGATCGGTTCTGTGATACCGGTCAGGAACGAGGTCAGCGCAGCGGAGATCATGATACCGCCGACTTTAGCGCGGTTTTCCGGCTTGGCTGAGTGCCAGATGGCAATCGCCGCAGCAGGCAGACCGTACATTTTGAACAGGAAGCCACCGGACAGTTTACCCGCTGTTGGGTCACCCGCCATATAACGTGGAATATCGCCGTGGAACACCTGACCCGCAGCGTTGGTGTATTCACCAATCTGCATCTGGAACGGCACGTTCCAGATATGGTGCAGACCGAACGGCACCAGCGCACGTTCAACCACGCCGTAGATACCAAACGCCACTACCGGGTTCTGATAAGCCGCCCACTGGGAGAAGGTCTGGATAGCCGTACCGATTGGAGGCCAGATAAAGGAAAGCACTACGCCCAGAACGATTGCCGCCAGGCCGGAGATAATCGGCACAAAGCGCTTACCGGCAAAGAAGCCCAGATATTCCGGCAACTGAATGCGGAAGAAGCGGTTAAACATATAGGCAGCGATGGAGCCGGAGATAATCCCCCCGAGCACACCGGTATCCGCCAGGTGTTTGGCCGCAATTTCTTCAGCCGGCAGGTGCAGCACCAGCGGCGCAACCACCGCCATGGTTTTCACCATGATGCCGTAAGCCACTACCGCAGCTAACGCGGAAACACCGTCGTTATTGGTGAAGCCCAGGGCAACACCGATGGCAAAAATCAGCGGCATGTTGGCGAAAACGGAACCGCCGGCTTCCGCCATCACGTGTGAGACTACCGCCGGTAGCCAGCTAAAGTTGGCGGAACCGACGCCCAGCAGGATACCTGCGATAGGCAATACGGATACCGGCAGCATTAGCGACTTACCTACTTTTTGCAGGTTTGCAAATGCGTTCTTGAACAT